ACCACCTCCACCAGCGCCCCATAGTTCGACCATGACAAACTTGGCACTGGCTGGCATGTTGTAGGTGCCAGTGGCTGCAAATTCTTGGATATCTGCACTGGTAATATCGCTGGTCATCGCCACCGTGCCATCCTTATCCGGCAGCGTCCAGGTTCTGGCAACTGTTGCCGCCGTGGTGAACCAGCTTGTTACCGTGTTGGCTGCGTTGCGCAGGTTGAGCTTGAACAGCGTCAAGCCAGCGTAGCCGCCAGATGCGTCCTTGTTGGCCGCGTTTTCAGGGGTGAACCCAATGGCGCCCTGTTTGCCGTTAAGGGCTGTGTCGATCGAGTCCAGTGCTTCACGAAGACGAGCGACATCATCTTGCAATGCATTGTCAACATTCGGCTTTGCAAGGCTTAGATTTGTGGTGCGGTCATCGATGATTGCCATGACTCACCCTGTTATTGCGGCATCCAGCCGTCCAGGATGGCAGTAGCAATCACTTCAAGCTCAGCCAGGCTGCCGGCCGCCTTAACTTTGTCTTGTTTTTTGCCAGCAATACCAGCGATGTGCGCTTCAAGCTGTGAAAACAGCCCTGCTTTTGTGATGACCTTGGTCGCCAGTTCCGCCAGGGAGCAGCCGCGCACGGACGCCTCGGCAGCCAGAAACGGTGCATCAGCTTCCAGCCCACTGGTCGTGTACTTGACGGCTTCGGACCACTTGATGGACCAGGAAGCCATTTCAGCCGGCGAGAACAGCGACACAACGCTGTCACGCACCGCGCGAGCCTGAATGTCGATTTCCCGGATCAGGTCCAGCTTGGCGTCCACGGGCGACATTTCTGTGACTGCCCAGACTTGCCGGTAAACACCACCAACAAGCTCAGGCGTAGCTTCGGAAACCGAGCCAAATCTGACCGATGGTTGCTCGACGGGCTCGACAAGAAAATACCCATCAGGCAAGTGATCCTGTCGAAGACTGGCCGGAAAAATCGTCGATGGAAATTCCGTGCGCAGATCAACCGGGTAGGTGATGGTGTTGTTTTTGAATTTGAGGATCATGGCTTATGACATGGTTTGATTTGAGCGATAACGGCCGTACAGCTTGAATGCCGTTCCATTGAAACGAATGGCATTGATGTAATTGACGCCCAGCGTATACACAAAAGGATCCGTTAAGTTGGCAGCGCGGAAGCCATCACCAAGAACAAAAATTCCCAACCCATAATCAACGTCTTTCAATGAGATTAGGTCAGCACCCCATTCGTAAGAGATGGTGATGGCGTTCCATGTCGTGCCATTTGTTGAATAACACACGGTCGAGTTTTCACCAACAGCGACAAATTTATGGGTGGCGTGCGTGGTCTGGCGAACTCGGTTGAGCTTGCTGGATGTGTTCGAGGTACGAGCCGTCCATGTCACGCCAGTTGGACTGGTGTAGATGACGCCACCATCACCCACTGCTATAAAGAGCGACACGTCCGCGCTCCAAATCACATACCGAAGGTTGCCGCCCAAGGTTGCTGCTGCTGTCCATGTGATTTTGTCGGTTGAACGCAGCACAATCCCGCCAGCACCCACCACTACATAAGCACTGCCGTTGTAGGCCACACCAAACAAATGGGCTGTTGTGCCGGAGGTGCGTAAAGTCTCGCCATCAAGGATGTCCCCATACAGGCCGACTTCTAAGCCTGAGCTATTGTCATAACCCAGGCATCGCACCAATTTATTTCCAGACGATGCTGCTGCATCACAAAAGCCAACGCCAAAACTACCATTCCCGTCATAGTAATCAGGCAAAAATCCGTCGTAAAAGTTATTCCAAGTCACGCAGTCCGCGCTGTAATAAAACTGATTTGAGCCTTTGCCGACGACAAAACGTGTTCCGGTAAAACATGCATTTCTTTTTTGAATTTGACTGGCATTCCATCCAAGCGATCCAAGATTCGGTGAGCCAAATGCTGTGGCGGATACTGTGTTCAAATCGCTAGAAACATAGTCTGATCCGCCAAAATAGTTTACAAAATAGTAAAGACCGTTGCCGTAGATGACCTCGCTAAACGAAGAAAATCCAGAAACAGTCGTCCAACTTGATCCATCTGTGGACTTTGCCAACCCGTTCGAAAACGTCGATACTAAAAAGTTTCCATTTGCAACACTTACAGCATATTTTGTAGACGTGAGCCCAGATAAAATTTGTGTCCAAGTGATTGCATCTGTTGAAGAATATGCCCTACCGGTTGATGAGCTGGGTGAAGTGGCGACATAAACACCATTCAGAAATGCAATTGAAGATAGCCGCTCCGTGCTGATTTTTGTCCACGTTGTCAAATCTGTCGATGTATAAACGCCTTGATTTGGCAACGTTTCACAAACCGCAACGTACTTTGAACCATCCCAAATCAGATCCGAGAAATCCATGATTCCACCGGGACCACCGCTGGGCGTGATAGTTGTCCACGTCGTTCCATCAGACGATGTGACAATTGAGTTTGAGGATGTTCTCCAAGCGACAAAAAGAGAATTGATGAAGGTGCAATCTTCATGATTGTTTGGCCTGTTGCTAACCGACCAACTGATGCCATCATCTGACGAAATTAGCGCGTTGGATGCACCAAAGCCAGAGGCACCATACCCCATGACTTTCCCGGCCCCAGCACAAAGGCCATACGCCGTGCTATTGGCAAATCCTCCATATCCTGCGACATTTCCACCAGGAAGCGGCTGTTTCCCGCCACGAGTGCCGTAAAGACCGACGATCATTTGCTGTCCTTGGCCCACAGGGAGCCCCGATACGTGGTGCCACCGTTGGCCGTCGGGAAGCTCATGCAGTCCACACCGGATGCGGTCAGCGTTGGCTGTGTGCCCCCGGCCCATTTCACCGATGCCGGGAATGCCATGGTGTAAGCGCCACCATTGGTCAGGTCGAGATCAAAACCGCCGTATTTCCCGGACGCAGGCGGGTTGGTGATTGTGAAGGTGACGTTGCCCGTAGCCGTTGCAGTGAAGTGATTGCCCAAAGACATGTCGATGGTCACAGCACCGCTGATGTTGCCAAGCGCCGTGCTCACCACGGTGACGCCCTTGAAACCAACAGTGCCAGTCACATCGCTGTTGCCTGATGCAGGGACTGCGCCGACGTTGGCCGCAGTGGGAAACGGGTGAACGTGGTCCGAGCGGGCCGCCGTGACAGCCACACCAGCAGAACCAGACGATGCCAAAGCCGCACCAGCGGTGCTGCCAAGTGTGGTACCACCGGCCGCCGCGACAGCAGCACCAACAAATGCCGTGCTGGCGACTTGAGTGGTGTTTGTGCCTGGCGCGGCCGTGGGCGCCGTGGGAGTGCCAGTCAAGGCAACCGAAGGAAAGTCAGTCTGCGTGGCAACCACATTGGTGCCATCGCCGTAGACCTCTGCTATCAAGCCTTGGGTGACGGCAACACCGGTACCCGCCGAGGTTTTGACGGTCAGCGTATAGGCGCCAGACGTTGCATTTTTGACAATCCAGGCCCGCGTAGGAGAGGTCGGGACAATGACCGCAATGTTGGCCGTCAGTACACCCGTGAAGTGCAAAATGCCGTTGCCAGCCTCAACCGCGGATAAAGTGACGTTGACACCACCGGCAACCGACTTGGACAAAAGCCCGCCAAGGGTTGCCTGAACAAAAGCCGTGGTCGCCAGCGATGTGTCGTTGTCACCCAGAGACGGTGTTGGCGCCTTGGGGTCCCCGGTAAATGTCGGGCTGGCAGTGGGCGCGTAATTGGCGGCCTCCAGCGCGTCGACGTGTTGCTTTAAATACGCGGTTCGATTAGCCAGGTTTTTCAGTGGCGCGTTGGACTTTCCAGACGATCCACCGGCAACTGCGTCGGTGGTCTCGATCTGGTAAACACCGGCATCGTATTGGACAATTTCAGTTAAATTAGCCATTGCTCAGCCTTAAAACGTGATGACCCAGGCACCGGTAAAACTGATGTCGCTGGCTTTGTTGAGGGCCGAGGCCCGGGTTTTTCTGGCGAACAGCGTGCCGGCCGCCGTCAGCAATCCGAACTCCAGGATGGCAACCCCGTTGGCCTCGGTCGTGCCAAGCGAAAAGTTAAAGGAAACCTGATTGGTTGCGGGAAACGTGACGGAGTCAAACGCCTTGGTGAAAGACGACGTCAAAACCGTATTGCCAGCGGAAGGAGTTGCCCCATTGGTGCCGACCCCAAAGGTGGTCACGCTGTTGTTTGCGACCGTGCCGCCAATCAAACGGGACAGCGGAAATTTGCTGGCGTCGACCACCAGATTCGGCTCGTCGACAACCTCGATCACTTCGCCGCCTTGAAAGACCTCAAGATGGAAGTGTCCGGTCGGGCGATAGACTTCATCGGATAAACGCATTTGGGCACCTTTGCTTTAGATGCTCAAATTCTGTTGTCACGACACCTAGAAGCTCTCGGTTGTTGACGTTCCAGACGTGTGATTGATGGCCCCGTTATAAAAATAGAGGCCGTTGTAAGTCTCAAAGTGATCCATGGAAATGGCGATGCTGTCTGACGGCTGGTCGACCGTATCAGCCAATGGCAATAAAGCGTTCAAAACGCTCATGGACTCTGATGCTTCTGTGACAACATCAGCACCACCCATGTCCAGCGTGGTCACAAGAGAAATGGAAGCACCATCATCCGAGGGAGGCATGGCAGTATCACTCATGACACCAGCGCCAAGCGCCAGCGCCTGCATGTGCGTCCCAGCGGACCTAAAGCGATCAATGAAAGCCCGGACGTTGGCTGCATACGCCAGCATGTCGGCGCCTGTCTCCAGGTTGTAGGCCACGTTCACATCAAACAGGCAATAGATTGGCGCTGGTTGCACACCATACGTGATTGCGCTGTCGTGGTTGTATGTCGAGTTGTAATAGTTGACGCCAGACGACCAGAGCAAGACATCCGTCACGGTGGCAGTCTGGCCAAACGCCTCCTTGATGGCCATCTCAATCGCAACATTGTTCTCGCGTGGACGAATGACCTCGGGAACGATTCTGGTGCGATAGTCGGCGTCAATTTCTCCAGAAATGCGAGGAACACCAAGGTAACTTCCCCAGGCATCAATCCACTCACCCTCGGCGGTGGTGGTCACCATCTGGTTCAGCATTTCGTTGATTTGCGTCTCAGCCTGAGTCAGTTCAAACGAGAACGGTTGCAACAGCGCATAAAGCAGGCTGGAAAAGGCATACAAATGGTCCCCGTTGCTGGTGTCTTGGTCGGCGCTGCCTTCCAGAATGACAAGGGCCGACTTGCCATGGTCGGCCGACATGGCGGAGACGGAATACCCGGGTTGCGCAGAAAGGTGGTCAACCAGGCTGTTGATGGTGTAATCGGCCAGGTTGATCGTCAGGTTGCTACCGGGTCCACCCACCACCGATGTGGTCAATTCCCCATTCAGGACAGTCCACGACATTTCACCCGCGTAGCGCAGGCGAAACGCCAGAAACTGCTCCGGGTCAATCGAAAACGATTGAGACAGATGGCTTAAGAGTTTGTCGAACTGGCGCATATCAGGTCAAGGTGATGGTGCCGGGCATGATCTTGGTCGACGTGCTCACGGTTGTATCGCCGGAAGGTGCAGAAAGCGAGACGTTGTAAACGTCGGTGACCGACATGATCAGGGCAATGATCTCCGACCGGATGGCAGGCTGACCAATGTCCAATGAGGCCAGGTACTGGTTGATCAGCGTGGTGGCCGATGCAATCGCGGTCGCTTTGACGCCGGTGGCATTCATGGTGATCACCCCGGTAACAGCCACTGTTGACTCGGCCGCTGCAGCAACCACCACTTTGACGCCGGCCGCCTTCCAGCCAGGAACAGGTGTGCCGTCGGACAGGTAATAGCCATTGATCACGCTGGTGGCGTTGTTCACCAAATCCGTTGAAGTTGACCCCGAGCCGTTGTGGATGTAGACGTTGACCAATCCAACAGGCTGCCCGGAATCCAGAATCCACGGCTCGATCACTGCGACGTGCTTTACGCTCTCGACCACAATCCCGGATGCGTTCAAGACAACCGCTTGAGTTGCGCCATATTTGACGGCATTGGTTGTGCCGCGAGACAAGGTGGTGACGTACCATTGGAATCGCGTTTTTCGCTCGTCATCGGTTTCAAGGTCGCGCCCATTGGTGAAGTCAAGCGCGTTGGTGACGCTGACGATGCCAGAAACCGACCCACCCAGCACGGTCAAACTGCCAGCCGTCACGTTGGTGGAAAAGCCGGAGGTGTCGCAATACACCAGCACATCCACATACGACTGGCCAATAGCAATCACCGCATCTGCCCGCGTGTAATAACGATTCCCGCCCTGGGCCGTGGTCACATAGGTGCCAGATGGAACCACAATTTCAGCTGCCGCTACACCAGACGCAGAGAACCGAACCACCCCACTGGCACCCTGTGCCTCCAGTCGATCAAAGCTGAACGACCGGAAAACGGCCGTCGGGATGGCTTCCTGCAAGCCCAAAAGCATCTGCAGGTAAAGCTCTTCGATTTCAATCGCGGGTGACTCCATCAAAGTGCGTGCGACGCCACCCACGGAAAAGTCTGTCACTTTGTTCTGCGACGCCCGCGCCACGTTGATCATGGAGGCAACAATCGAACGAAAGTCCTTTATTTGAAACACATTCGCTCCTTAAATTTCAATTTGCAACCGCAATGGTGCGCCGTCGTCTACCACCGCAGTGATGGTCACAACGATGGCGTCCCCGGATTGCTCAGATGAGCCGGATTCAATACTGCGCACCCTTGGGTCTGCAAGCAGGCATTCCTGGCAAAACCGCAAAGCCAACAGGCGTGCGTTGTAGTCGGCCTTTTTTCCGCGCAACCGATGCGCTGCATTGCCGTACTTGGGGTGGAATGGCAGGTTGCCAATGTCGTTTTTCAGACGCATTTCAAGCGCCTGCTTCAGGTTGGGAGCTCCGGCAACGACCTCAAGACCGCCAAAAGCATCAGCCGTCAGGCTGCCACCGCTGAGCGCAACGTCGATACCGAAGGCGTCGGTTTGTGTCACACCTTGCTTGATGGCCGAAGGCGCCGGAATTTTTATCGAGGCGCCCCACAAAATGACGGTCCCAGCGGCAATACCAGGGTGCGTCGGATCACCAGTCAGAAACGGTGGCAACAAGCCGTTCAACCAGACAATCTCTGGCCAGCGTGCCGAATCCTGCAACTCACGGTAAGCCACCCGTTGCAGCGTGTCGCCGAATTGCGTCTTGGCCGCCTTCCACCCGGTCTCGACTATTGTGGCCATGAAACCCCCGCGTTAATCTGGCTCAGAAGGTTGGTCACTTGGGCCTGGTTGATGGCTGGAACAAGATCAAGCACTTTGGCAGATTTGATGGCGCTCAGGGCTTGCGGAGACACATAGACAGACGATGCCATGCCGGTCTGGTCAAACGGGTTGGTACCGGCCAAGACCGAAGCTGATGCCGGACGCCCACCAGATGTACTGGAACAATTCGACGCGCCATACAGATCCGAATAGCTGGTGGGCGAGGATGTGGCATTCGCAAACCCATTGGAAAGAACGCAGTTCAGGTTTGAGAACGCACCGCGCACCCGCATGACCTCAGCCTTTGCCTGTGCTGGCAGATTGGCAACGGCACCGACGGCACTCCAGACCTTTGATGCGACGCCGCTCAAATCAGAAGCCAGATTGACGGCTACCTGGGCGCTTGCGCTGATCACGGCTCGGGTGTCGTTGGCTGTTTTGATGACTTCATTGGCAAGCGTGACGGCCGGCAAGAAAGTCTCCGCCGTGACCGCTCTCACTTGTTGACCAAACAAGCCGACGTCTTTCAATGACTTGGCAAGAGAGCCCTGGATGCCTTGCAGGAAAGCCACCGACGAGCCGATCGAATTGATGGCAAGCACAGGTGATGGCGTGCCGGGAGCACCAAAAAAGTCTTCGTATTGGTTGATTGGAGGTGGCGCCGAGGCCTTGTCGTTTGTCACCGTCAGACTCAAGTTATAAAGCAGCAGCAAAGGCTGCGACTTGCTCCGGCGTAGTGTGAACTGCATCGGGACAACGTCGGCCACATAATTGCCGTTCAAAGGATCCACCAGGATCAAGCGCACCAGGTCGGGGTCTTGCCCAAGGTCAATCCGGTTTTGCCTGCGCTCATGCCACCGGTGGATAAAGTCATCACGCAGCCGGGTGAATTGCACGACGCCATCAGGCCGATTGTTTTGGCCCCAGCCAGTGTGCCCAGAAATCGTGATGGTGGACAGGCCGCGGCCAAACGAGTCCACCCAAGCGCCATCCATGGCATTCACCACCGACACGCGAGACGGCTCCGCCCTGGTCAAGTCCTCTGGATTGATGGGCAGCGTAAGGTAGTCAAAGCCCCCATCGCCGTCGTAAAGGGCGAATGAAATCTTGAGGTTTTTTTGAAGCGTTGGGGCCATGCCAACATGGTCGTGTCACGACCCCTAAGCAGCATTTGCCTGGTTTTGCGCCATTTTTGCTTTGACACCCGCCATGAATTTGTCAAACTGCGTCGGGTCAACGCCGGTGAAGTTCAACCACCGACCGCGGCAATGTGGGTGCTGGGCGCCAGCCGCGATCCACCACAACTCGTCTGGCTCCCGGTCGTAGAGCATCCCGTCAATCCGCTTCTTGGGCGCCGAGGACCGGCCAATGTTGGTCTTGCCGACCCAAATTTCGTTCTCGCCGTCCTTCTTGGGCTTGGCCGGGTCGACCACGGTCACGATCTTGCCGTCGATCTTGTGACACCAGGCACAAACGCCCTTGTACTGCTCAATGCGCTTGAGTTTGTCGCCTGGTCTGCTGGCGGCCACAACGCCTTGAGCCGCGTTTTCTGACACCTCCGTCACCGCGATCCGGCGCCAGTCCCGGTTTGCCGTGGCGTACTTGTCAAAAAGTTTCTGTTCCAGGTTCTCAATCTTGCCGCCCAGCATCACCGCCTGTTGGTGCTCCAGAACCAAAGCCTTGATGCCGGAGCGCATCCGGTCACCCACATCCACAATGGCCTGGGCGCAGCGCGCGCGCGCAAAGTCGATCATCGCCTCGGTGATCTTTGACACCGGCAGCCCGAGCTCAATGATGGCCGGGACGCTGGCCGGCAAAGCCACCGCGACACTGGAAGCTACCGCTGGGCTTGGTGGATTGGCCGCCAAACCAGCCTCAATCTGACCCAGCAATGTGGACTTGGTGGCAAGCCAGTCGGCCATGCTTGACGCCCACTGCGGGCTCCAGTACGACTGCAGCAGCCACTCGGTCAACATGGACCAATCCTCCGCCACCCACAAAGCCCGCGGCTTGGCGTGGAAATAGGCACTCCAGGCATCCAACTCGGTCTGCGTCCAGTGAACCGGCACGTCGGGCATCAGCAAGGCCGGTAGCGCGTTTTTTTGCTGGGGTTGGCCGTGGGCGGCGAGCCACCAAGATAACGCCGCCTTGAAGGATTGAATGTGAGTTTGTCCGTTGTGGGTGAAGGCTTCGACAAGATCGGCCAGGTACGGGGAATCAAACGGCAGCCAAATGTCGTGCTCGTGGCTTGGCTTGATGGCCTTGCCGAGGTAGGTGCCTTGATCAGTCATGGGCACAGGATAGGGTCACGACACACTGGCGATGGC